GCTAAGCGTAAAGTAGAATTCCTAGTAGAGAACAAGAATGGCCGGGTGGAGTATGTGGATGAGGTGGCAGCTACCATCGTATGTGATGACGGAGTTGCTGAGATTTGTATCTATGGAAGTGTACGGTGGATTGGATAAGGAGATGATATGGCAGGGGGACGACCTAGTGGGCCAAAGAATAGATGTGGAAAGAGATGGACTGAGGCACGCTATCGTAGCTTCATCATCTCTGCTCTACGACAAGCATCACGACGATGGGCACCAGTTACTGATGTAGACAGGGCAGCTACCACTAAGCGTGGATTCAGGCTCTGTGCTGGATGTAACCAAGAGGTGCCAGTAACTACCAAAGAGAAAGGTCGCAAGGTAAAGAACACCTTTGTAGACCATATCAAACCAGTAGTAGACCCAGCAGTGGGATTCACTACTTGGGATGACTACATTGAGCGTATGTTCTGCGAGGCAGATAACTTGCAGGTACTCTGTAAAGCTTGTCATGATGCCAAGTCAGAAGAAGAGAAAGCTATTGCCGTCGAGAGACGCCGTAAGGAGAAAGAACTTGACTAAGACATATAAAGGCTACAACCTGTTTAACGACATTGACAACGTTGGCCTCCGTACTTGGAACCGTTGTGCCACAGCATTCAATATCTACCAAGACAAAGGGGAGGATTTGTTTGTCGAGTATGTAAGTCAGTTTGATAAGAAGAACCAGCAGATGGTTAAGCTCACCTTCCAGTATCTCCTGATGAAGCGGGAAAAGCTAGGCGCTAAAGAGGGATATGAAGCTGTTAAGCGTGAACTCTGTAAGGATGTAAAGGCTACTCTGGAGGCGTAATGGAAGAACAGGAATGTACTTGCTACGCTTTTTGTTGGTGCGAGTGTATGTGTGGAGCGTGGGATGATGCTATTGAAGAACCTTGCTATGATTGTGGAATGAATCTCGAAGAGGAAGAATGATGACTGCTCTTGATAAGCAAGAAGGTGGGGCTCATTACAAGGACCAAGCCATCCAACCTGTTGAGTATATCCATGCTAACAACATCCCCTACCTTGAGGGGAATGTGATTAAGTATGTGACTCGACACAAGAGTAAGAACGGCTTAGAAGATATTAATAAGGCCATTCACTACCTCCAACTGATTAAACAAATGGAGTATGGAATTGAAAGTTGAAGAGCTCACCCCCACCCAAACAAGAACCCTTGAGGCGTATGGGAGGGGGTATAGGGTAACAGACGGCGGGAAGTTAATTGGACCGAAAGGAGAGTTGTCTGTAGGACTCTATGGGACCCAGAGATACCCCACATTCTCCACTAATTGGGGAGGGAGGGTAGTTAGCTTACCTATCCACAAGTTTGCAGCGTTCTGTTTTTATGGGGCAGAGTCTTTTAAGGAGGGACTTGTTGTTAGGCACAAGAATGGAAACACATTAGATTTTAGTCAGGATAATATTAAGCTAGGAAGTCATTCCGACAATAATATGGATAAAGACCCTGATATTAGGAAAGCGTCCGCTGTGAAAGCAAGGGCCTCCCAAGGAGTTGTTCCCCGAAACGCTAAGCTTTTAGAAGAGGACGTTAGGGCAATACGATTAGAATACGAATCTCTGAACGGGAAGAAAGCTCCAAATGGTTTTACTAAGAGGCTGACAGAAAAGTTTGGAGTATCTAGGACAGTTATTAATAAAATCATCCGCGGGGAGTACTATGCAAGTTACTCTGATTGACTCCATGGGGAGCGATAGTACAGTGGCTTCGGCGGCAAGAGTTAGCTTCGATAAGAGAGCTGAGCTTTTTGAAAAGGAGAAGAATGATAAGCTAATTAATTACCTAGCCAAACATGGACATTTTACTCCATTCACCCACCCACAGATTACTATTCGAGAGACTGTTCCAATCTTCGTGGCCCGGCAGCGTTATAAACACCAAGTAGGTTTTACCTACAATGAAGTAAGCAGGCGCTATGTGGATGATGAACCTAAGTTCTATGTCCCTGAGGTATGGCGTAGTAGGCCGGATGGAAGTGTGAAGCAGGGAAGCGGGGAAGCACTAGATAACGATTGGCAGAATGCTCTAGCCATCAAGTATCAAGCTGAAATGGAAGCTGCTTTGGAGTTGTATAATGCGTTCCTTGAAGCAGGTGTTGCTCCTGAGCAAGCTCGTATGGTCCTCCCTCAGTCCATGTACACCAGTTATTATGTAACAGGTTCCCTAGCTGCTTTTGCTAGGGCTTACAATCAACGTAGCCATCAACATGCACAGGCCGAGATTCAAGAGCTAGCAAAGCAATGGAGTGCTATCATCCAACCACTATTCCCTGTAAGTTGGGAGGCTTTAACTCAGTGAAAATCCTAATTGTAGATATCGAGACTGCTCCGAAGACTGCTTACGTATGGAGATTTTACAAGGAGTTTATTACGAAAGAAAAGCTGCTGGCTAATGGATATATTATGTCCTTTGCGTATAAGTGGCTTGGCTCTGAAGACACGCACTATTCGGAGACACGAACAGAAGATGACTCTCATCTTTGTAAACAACTATGCTCCCTTTTCACAAGCGCTGATTTAGTTATTGCCCACAATGCAGATAAGTTCGATATTCCTCTCATTCGGGCTCGCTGCCTTGTTCACGGGATTAACCCATGGAGTCCTGTCAAGGTTGTCGATACGCTCAAGGTGGCTAAGCGTGAGTTCTTATTCGATAGCAATAGCCTTGCCTTTCTTGCTCATTACCTTGGGGTAGAAGAGAAGGGCACTCATAAGGAGTTCCCGGGTTTTGAACTCTGGGCTGAATGTCTGAAGGGAAATCCAGCAGCATGGAGAGAGATGAAGAAGTACAATATCCAAGACGTAGATACGCTTGAGGAAGTCTATCTACGAATGAGACCATGGATTCGTAACCACCCGAACGTAGCTGTTCATGCAGAGGGAGAGTATGTAGCCTGCGCAAAATGCGGAAGTAAGCATATCCAGTGGAGAGGCTACGCCTATACCAACACCGGTAAGTATAAAAAATTCCAATGCCAAGGATGTGGAGGTTGGGGACGCACTAGGTTCACTGAGTATGCTAAAGATCGTCGTAAGGAGCTTGCTGTAAATGCCGTCTGATACTAGGTTTGGAGACCGAACAAGACAGAGGAGAAAAGTCGAGGGGGTTTACCCCTCTCGGCATCCATTATACTCGACTTGGCAAAAGATGCTTAACAGGTGTTACTACGAAAAACATAAAAGCTACCCTAACTATGGAGGGCGGGGTATCAAAGTATGTGATCGCTGGTGCCGGGATTTTGTATCTTTCGTAGAGGATATGGGTCCACGACCATTGGGTCACACACTAGATCGAATTGATAATGATGGAGACTATACGCCCGATAACTGTCGTTGGGCCTCTAGGTCTGAGCAAAACCTAGATAAAAGATACAAGAACAGAAGCACAGGTGTGAGAGGTGTCTCTTATTCGGAATCTAAAGGGACATATATAGCCTATTGTAGTTTTCAGGGAAAACTTCTAAAGAAGGCGGGTATTAAAACCTTCGAGGAAGCAGTGCTGATTAGGGAAGATTTTGAAAACCAACTGTGGGGTTAATATGACTACACACGACCTGTATAACCAAGCCCTCCGTGATCGCAAGAGCCGCCCGGTTATCGCCCATGGGGTGGCTGGTAGCGGTAAGACATTCAATGCTGTGGGGGCCGCAGTAGAGTGGCTAGAGGACAAAAGGAAGAAATGTGTAGTCACTCGTCCAAATGTTCCCTTTGCTAAGGAGCTTGGATTTTTACCCGGAACTCAAAGGGAGAAGATGGACCCGTGGGTTCTCCCTATCGAGCAATGTTTTAAAGAGCATGGGGTAAAGCAGGGCCAGTTAGATATGCTTGAACGCGAGGGGAGGTTGGTGTACTTCCCCCTAGAAACTGCTCAGGGTCTGACTTTTAAAGACAGTTTTATTATTGTTGATGAGTGCCAGCACTTGACTTTCGATCAACTCCGCATCCTCCTTACTCGAACTGGGGAGTACAGTAAATTGGTTTTGTGCGGCGATGTTGCGCAAACTAGTCCTCACTTTAAGAATTCAGGTCTCGCTAAGCTGATAGATATGGTAGAGAAGCTTGACTTGGATTGTCATGTAATCTCTTTCGGTCCAGAAGACATTCTACGATCTGCTCAGTGTAAGGAGTGGATTCTTGCTTTTGATGAATACGAGGCTATCACTAATGACTGAGACTACTACCATCGAAGGTATGCACCACGTAGTTCAGCCTGTCGCTGTCCAACACGACTTCTACCTAGACTTCGTGATTGAAAGTCCAGAGCAGTTCTATGACTTCTTCACAACCGTCAACACTGCTAGTTCAGAAGATGTTATCTACCTACACATCAACTCACCCGGTGGTTCAGCAGATGCTATGGTTCAAATCATTGGGGCAATCAGGGCAGCACGTTGTCCCATTATCGCTATTGCGGAGGGGCAAGTAGCTAGTGCAGCAGCTATGATCTTCTTCGCTTGTCATGGATTCTCAGTTAATGACTTCGCTACTTTTCTTATCCATAATGGAATGGGTGGTCAAGTTGGTAAGCCTAATGACAATTTGGCTGCTGCTGGAAATCATCACGGACGAGTGAAGAAAATCTTCAAGGATATTCTTGGACCCTTCTTCACTAAGAAAGAGATTAAACAAATCCTCAATGGTCGTGAATACTACCTAGATTCTGAAGAGGTAGTCGAGCGCCTTGAGAAAGCTCAGGAAGAAATGGAGGACTCTGTTGAAGAAGAGTAAGGTACAAATGCTTACCCCTAAGGAATCTTATACATTCGACTACCAGTGGGCGCTGGATTATGAGCTAGCTCAACGTAAGATTCTATGGAATCCAGAAGAGTTTGAGGTCAGCAAGGATGTGCAAGACCTCATGGTTAATATGACTGAAGCTGAGAGTGAGGGCGTCAAGTACGTCCTCAAACTCTTTACTAAATATGAGCTAATTGTTGGGCAGGAGTATTGGACAGGGAAATTCCAGAAATTCTTCCAACGCCCAGACTTAGTTCGTATGTCAAGTTGTTTTGGATATGTGGAACTAAACGTACATGCACCCTTCTATAACAAAGTTGATGAAGCGCTTATGCTCAATACCGATGAGCATTATCTGGCGTATAAAGAAGACCCTATTCTCTCCAGCAGGGTTAGTTTTCTTGATGGAATTGTTGGGTCTAAGCATCCTCTACTGTCTGTGGGCGCTTTCTCTATGACAGAGGGGGCAATCCTCTACTCCAACTTTGCTTTCCTTAAGCACTTCAACTCAGGAGGAAAGAACCTCATTCGTAATGTTGTCTCTGGCATCAATATGTCAGTGAATGATGAGAACCTCCACTCAGAGGCTGGTGCAGCTACTTACAGGGCTCTACAAGACGAGCTAATCCGAGCCAATGCCATCACACAGGCTGAGCTACGGGGCGTCCAAGATCAGCTTGTACGGGCTTCTGAAACCATCTACGAGCATGAGTCTCGTATCATTGAGACCATCTTCTCTCATGGGAAAATCAAAGGTATCACGCAAACGCAAATGGAGAATTTCGTTCAGAGTCGATTGGACCTGTGTCTTGCAAACCTTGGTATTCAGCCTCATTACAATCCTAGCTATAATCCAATTGCAGATTGGTTCTAC